ATGAACGGGCTAGAGCATTCTATATAAAAAATGAGATGAAAGAAGTGGGTACAATTGCTTGGTCTTCAGGCACATTGCTTGGCACAGTTTACAAATATGGAATATTATGAATTATTTTTATGAGAAGAATCGAGAATTAATAGAATCGAATGTCAATAAGACATTTGAAGAAGTTCTTTGGATGACCAAAGATGAATTTCGCCAATGGGTAATCGACCTTCGTAAAACTGTTGTTGAGTTGTGGGATGAGAAAGGTCAACCGCCTAGAGTTGGTTATGATGAGCATGAGATTGTAAATCAGTTCAATAAAATGACTTCATTTCGTGTGAATGAATTTCTTGTAAAAGATGTATTGACAGGTGAAGAAGATGTGATTCGAAACACAAGTGTAATTGGCAATGCTGTTAATCAGTGGTTCCCAACAATGATGAAGACTCGCATCAACTATACCAAAGATGTGAACAAAGGTAAATCGATTTACGATTACTTTGCTAAAGATGAATTGCTTGACACTTTTGTCACTTATGCAAGCAGACACTTCAAGAGAGATTCATTCTATCATTACTCTACACCAGTTCAGATTGGTGCAATAATTAAAATTGGCTCAATCACAAATCAAATAAAATCTGCAAAAGAATTCATTGAACATTTTGAGACTCAATGGCGTGGATATGATACGCATGACTATTGGCTTGAATCGACTGAAGAAGATAAAGAGTACACTGGTTACAATGAAGAGTTAAAGAACAACAAGTACATCACACTCACCCGTGATGAGATTGATACTCTTCCAATACCTGCACACTGCATTACAAACATCGAATACAAAAACGCAAAAATGTTTAGAATTAGAATGTTTGAAAAAGAACAAAAACTTTTTCCTGTTGGATTGAAAGCCTTTCGTGTTTCTTTCTGTCAATATGCTGTAAACTTTCCACCATTGACTGCGAAATATCTCTATGAACGATACACTAATGAATTTAAAGACCAAGACCAAATCAATATTTACGACCCATCTTCTGGTTGGGGTGGGCGCTTGCTTGGCGCTATGTCTATTGACGATGAGCGTAATATACATTATATCGGAACAGACCCTAATAGAGACCATGATACCACAATCGGTCGTACAAAGTATCACGAGTTCGCCGACTTCTTTAATACAAAAACTACGAGAGCATTAGGAACACTCTGGCCAAAAACACACACATACGAAATCTTTCAACATGGTTCTGAAGAGATTAGCAAAGACCCTAAGTTTCAAAAGTACAAAGGTAAGCTAGACTTAATCTTTACTTCACCACCATACTTTGCAAAAGAGGCTTACTCTGAAGATGAAGAACAGTCATACAAAAAGTTCTCTCAATACGATTTGTGGCGAGATGGCTTTCTTCGTAAGACACTTGAGACATGTGTAGAGTACTTGAAGAATGATAGATATCTGTTATGGAACATTGCAGATGCAGTCTTCGATGGTGACATGTTACCACTTGAGCAAGACTCAATGGACATTCTGACAAGTCTTGGTATGCAGTATAAAGGTAAGTTGAAAATGGCACTCGCACAAATGCCAGGTGGTAATCGAATCGATACAGAGACTGGCTTGCCAAAAGCGAAAAACTTCTGTAAGATTAAAGGTGATATGTGGCTGAAGTACGAACCAATTTTCATATTTTACAAGCCATGATGTCGTAAAAATACAACAAAAAAACACTTGACAGAACCTTGGTTCTGTTGTATACTGTAGTCTGATTAATCGAAAAGGACACTGTATGCCGATTACTTCCCTCAATGACTTGATAGATGCTGATGAAATGCAACTATCGTTTGTAACTATGGATGTAGTAGAATTGATTGAAAGCCAAGGTATTCAAACTTTTCTTTGCGAACTTCTGTCTCAGAAACCTGAGTTGAGACAACAACTTTCTGACTACTTGACAAGCACCGCCGAATGTGCTATACTGTAGTTTGATTGATTGAGATAAATACACTATGACAAATTTTTCTGTTGAGTCTAAGTCCCAACTAGCCAAGTTGATGGCTAATGAAGACATTCAAATTGTACATGCGCCTGTAAAAACCGCATCGTTTGATTTAAAATCTCGCACATTGACCTGCCCTATCTGGCAAGAAATGACTGGCGAGTTGTACGACCTTTTGATGGGCCATGAAGTTGGTCACGCATTAGAGACACCTGAAAAAGGTTGGCACACTGCCACTTCGAAAAAAGGTAAAAACTTTCGACACTTCCTGAATGTGATTGAAGATGCCCGTATCGAAAAGAAAATCAAACGCCGTTATCCTGGTCTTCGTAAATCGTTTGTCAATGCATACCATGGTCTTTTCAAAAAAGGTTTCTTTGGTGTTAAAGAAAACGAAATCGATGGTCTGTTTTTTATCGACCGTCTGAACCTCTATACAAAATCCAGTTACACTCTGCCTGTCAAATTCAATGATGAAGAAACCTTGCTTGTCAAGGAAGTAGAATTATGCGAAACATGGGAAGATGTTGAACGGGTTACTACAAAAATCTTTGGCTATTCAAAAGATGAACAGAACAAGGCTAATGAAGAAGCCGCTAAGAAATTAGAAAAGCAAGCGGCTGAAGAAGCCGATGAAGAAAAATCTGAATCACAATCTAGTGAAGATGATTTTGATTCTGAATCACAATCTAGTGAAGAAAAATCTAAATCACAATCTAGTGAAGATGATTTTGATTCTGAAGAAATGGAAGATGACTTCGGCGGTTCCTATGAAAGTGATTCCGACTACGGCGATGATGCTGGTGAAGAAGAATCAGAAGCCGAAACTTCTGGTGAAGGTGATTATGAATTTGATGATTCCGATGAAGAAGATGATTCTGAATCTGAAGAGTCCGATGTCGGTTCAGCCATCAATCGTTATAAAGAATCTGCCGAATCGTATAAGCAACCAGTTTGCAAAACCGATGAAGAGTTTCGCCGTAATGAATCTTCTCTGTTAGATGAAAAATCTAAACAATATGTGTATGCAAATGTTCCAACTGCAAACTTAGATAAGATTATTACACCTGCCAAGCGAGTTAATGAACAAATTTTGAATCACTACTCTGATAACTATCCTAATCTGAGTGGTCAAAAATTGTTGAATGAATTCCGTTCTAAAAATGACCGCTACATTGGTTTGTTAGCTAAAGAATTTGAAATGCGTAAAGCCGCAAAATCATATTCTAAATCTAAATTGTCGAACACTGGTGATATTGATATTAGCAAAATCTACAATTACAAAATCGATGACCAAATCTTCCGCAAGGTTATGCGAGTGCCAAAAGGCAAGTCTCATGGTCTAGTGATGTTGCTCGACAAGTCTGGTTCCATGAATGATAACATGGCTGGTACTATTGAACAATTGTTGATTCTAGTTTCCTTCTGCCGCAAAGTGAACATTCCTTTTGTTGCATATGGCTTCGGTGATGAAGTTGGTGTTCGTAACATGGATTTTCCAAATGATAAAGTAAATGTTTGGGATACTCGTAATTTCAAACAATTTTCTGAGAAAAATGGTGACTTGCATTTTAACAAAGTGTTCCTGCGTGAGATGATTAATTCTCGCATGAGTACCACTGAGTTTAACAAAGCAATGATGGCTCTGGTATTATTGATGAAGTCATATTCAAAGTCCAATGGTTATTATACAAGATATCGTACTCCTGATAGTGAATCGTTATCGAATACTCCTTTGAATGCCGCTTTGGTTGCATTGAAACCAGTTGTTGAGAATTTCAACAAAGTGAACAATATTGAAATTTCAAACATTGTTATTTTGCATGATGGTGATTCTGATTCATGCAACCATGTTCACGATGGTTCTCATTTGAAAAACTTCAGGTCAAATGACAATGTTATTTTGCGTGAGCCAAAAAGCAAAATGCAGATTAAAGTTGACAATCGTGATTATCGTGGCATGACTGCTAGCCTTATGCAAATGTTGCAAGTGACTACCAATTCAAAAGTTGTTGGTTTCTACATAACATCAGCAAAAACTAGCGGCATTAAAAATGCAGTGTACAGATATTATGCCGATGAAAAAGGTGAGACCTTGTTTAAAGATGGTTTTGTTCCAGAACATGAATATCAACAAAGGCAAGAGAAGGCTGGTGAATTGGGTAAACTAATGCGTAAGCAAAAGTTTATTGAATCATATACAAAAGGCTACAACCGTTTCTATTTGATTCCTGGTGGTTCTGAATTGGCTGTTGAAGATAATTCTATTGAAGTTGAAGGCAAGATTACTTCCAATAAACTTGCTACCGCTTTTATGAAATTCTCTAAAAATAAACAAGTGAGCCGTGTTCTAGTCTCAAAATTTATCGACCAAGTTGCAGTGTTGTAAAAATACAACAAAAAAAGACTTGACAAAAGGTAGGTTTTGAGTTATACTGTAGTTTGATTAGTTGATGTTGAAAGGTTTTTATTATGTCTAGAAGTGATAACCGTGATAAGTTTTTGAGTTTGATTGCCGCTACTGGTCAGACCAGTATCACAATTAAAGAAATAGTAACAATTTGTGATGCCAACGGAATGAAAATTCCGCAATGGTTTACAAAAGAAGAAGAGAACCGCCTTGGTCGTGGTTTGTATAAAGTTCCTAATACGATTGTGGCTCCAGCATCCACTGCACAAGTGAATCTGACTGCACAGGTTTTGAAGATGCCTGTACAATCGCCTGCACCTACTACAATGCAAAAAATTACAAACCTTGTGACTGACATGGAACAGATGAATCTGGTTCCTGCTCAGTATCCCAACTATGTGCCTTTTGGTAATTATGAAGATTTGAATCGTATCATCGGTTCGAATAAATTCTATCCTGTGTTTATCACTGGTCAATCTGGTAACGGCAAGACCATGTCCGTTGAACAAGTGTGTGCTAAACTGAAACGCAAATTCGTTTGTATTTCAATGACGCCTGAAACCGATGAAAGTGATTTGCTCGGTAACTATGTTCTTATGAATGGTGAGATGGTATGGCGTGATGGTCCTGTGACTGTTGCGGCTCGCCAAGGTGCCGTTTTGTGTATCGATGAAATTGACTATGGTGCTCAGAACCTTTCATGCCTTCAGCGTGTCCTTGAAGGTAAGCCTTTCCTTTTGAAGAAGAAAAATGAAGTGGTTGTGCCTGCCGCAGGTTTCACTATCATTGCTACTGCAAATACAAAAGGTAAAGGTTCAGATGATGGTCGTTTCATGTACACCAATGTTCTGAATGAAGCCTTTCTTGAACGATTCCCAATTACCTTCGAACAAGGTTGGGCTCCCAATACTGTTGAGAAGAAAATCGTTAAGAAAGAATTGTCGAGTGAAGGTCGTACCGATGATGCATTTGCTGACAACCTTGTTACATGGGCTGATGCAATTCGCAAAACTTTTGAAGATGGTGGTTGCGATGAAGTGATTTCCACTCGCCGTCTTGTGCATATTGCGAAAGCATATGGCATCTTTGGTGACCGCCTCAAAGCAATTCAGTATTGCCTGAATCGTTTCGATGAAGATACGAAAGCATCCTTCCTTGACTTGTATACCAAAGTAGATGCAAGCGTGAGTATGGCTAACACCGTACCTGAAGTGACTGCAACTGCACCCTCATTCAAAGGTGATGAAGTACCATTCTAAGGTAAACAATACACCTTAGCCGAAAAGACCCTTGACAAGAGGGTCTTTTTCTATTATAATATTAGAATCTTGAGAGATATGTCGCCTCTCAGGTTATACTTTGAAAATTGCGACTTACATTAATGAGGTTAATTATGACTAAATCACAAAACGAAAAATTGGTACAGTTTTTCAGCACAGGAAAACCCTTGACTGAAGCTGAGGCTCAAAGCCGCTTCGGTGTTGCTAGATTGCCTGCTCGTGTTCAAGAACTCCGTGCAGAAGGTTACAGCATCTACACTAACAAAACTAAAAACGGTACCGCATACCGTTTGGGTAATCCAACTCGTGCTATGGTTGCAACTGCATATGCAGTTATGGGTTCTAGTGCTTTTGCCTAAAAAAGCCTGAAAATAAAAGAGGTGTCGCATACATAAAAGTGACACCTCTTTTTATCATAGGAACATCATGGAAATACAAGTTAAAGTTGAAGATTTGAAAAATCATAAAGTGTTTATTGCAACACCAATGTATGGAGGTATGGCTCATGGGATGTATGTTAAATCCTGTTTAGACTTACAATCTACATTAGGTAAATATGGAATCGAAACTAAGTTTTCTTTTCTGTTCAATGAATCACTAATCACTCGTGCAAGAAATTATTTGGTAGATGAATTTCTTCGCTCAGGCTACACCCATTTACTTTTTATCGATTCTGATGTACACTACAATCCAGAAGATGTAGTTGCACTGTTAGCATTAGATAAAGATGTTATTGGTGGACCATACCCAAAGAAATCTATCAATTGGGGTAATGTTGCAGAGGCGGCTCGTAAACATCCTAACATGAATCCTCGTGAACTAGAGAAACTTGTTGGTGAATATGTTTTCAATGTCGTGAAAGGAACTTCACAGTTTCAAGTAACAGAACCACTTGAGGTGATGGAGATTGGTACTGGCTACATGCTAGTTAAACGCCATGTGTTCGATAAGATGGCTGTCGAATATCCAAACATCAGATACAAACCAGACCATGTTGGGCAATCAAACTTTGATGGTTCAAGATACATTCATGCTTACTTCGATACAGTAATCGATTCGAAAGAGTCAATCACTGGTGGTGGTACAGACAGATATCTTTCAGAAGATTATATGTTCTGTCAAATGTGGCGTAAGATGGGTGGCGAGATTTGGTTGTGTCCATGGATGAAAACTCAGCACATTGGAACATATGCATTCACTGGTGACATGCCTAAAGTAGCTGAACTTACCGGTAAACTATGATTATCGGTTTAGTAGGTTTCATAGGTTCAGGTAAAGGTACAGTCGGTGACTTATTAGTTGAACAAGGTTTTATAAAAGATTCTTTTGCAAAACCTTTAAAGGATGCTGTCGCCGTCATGTTCGGTTGGCCTCGGGAGTTGCTGGAAGGTGACACCGAGGTCTCCCGTTCTTGGCGTGAGAAACCTGATTCATATTGGAGTGAAAAATTCGGATATGAATTCACACCAAGACTAGCATTGCAACTGATGGGAACTGAGGCTGGTAGGAATGTCTTTCACAAAGACCTATGGGTAATATCTCTTCTTAATCGTGCAAAGAACAAAGATGTTGTAGTGACTGATGTTAGGTTTCAAAATGAAATCAAATACATTCAAGACAATAATGGAGTTGTTGTTCGAGTGAAAAGAGGACCAGAGCCTGTTTGGTATTATCTTGCAGAGGATGCTAATCGAGGTTTCTCATCTGCAACCATGGGTATGTCAAATATGGGTATTCACAAATCGGAATGGGACTGGATTGGTTCTGAATTCAATTATGTGATTGACAACAATAGCACCTTGCAAGACTTAGGCAATGAAGTCAAAAGCATGTTGCAATTTTTTAGATAGTTTGTTATAATGTTATTTTTGAATGGAGTTAAATATGAAATTGTCCACTAACACGATGGATGTATTGAAGAATTATGCGAATATCAATTCGGGTCTTTTCTTCAAAAAAGGTAATGTACTGAGAACTGTTTCTTCACAGAAAACAATTCTTGCTGAGGCGACTATTGATGATTCGTTTCCTCAAGACTTTGGTATCTATGACTTGAACACTTTTCTTTCTGTAATGTCTCTGAGTAAAGAAACACCTGCGATTGAATTTGAAGATAAGTTGGTCAAGATTGTTTCCAACAAAGGTCGTAGCAAAATCAAGTATCGCTACTGTGACCCTACAATGATTAAGGTACCACCAGAGAAGAACATTGTTCTTCCAACACCAGAAATCACATTAGCATTGTCTGAAGAAGATTTCACATGGGTTAATCGTGTAGCATCTGTTTTGAGTTCTCCACATATTGCTATTGAGAGTGATGGCACTGATGTTTGTATCTCTACACTAGATTTACAAAACGATTCAGCACACAGCGACTCCTTAACTGTTGCTACTGGTAATGGTGATGTTTATCGTATCCTCTTCAAGACAGAGAACATGTCTAAAGTTATCACTGGTGCTTATGATTTGCAGATTTCATCTAAAGGTCTTGCACACTTTAAGAACAAGAATCGTAAACTCGAATACTGGCTTGCAACTGAAAACGGTTCAAAGTTTGAAGGAGCATAATCATGCAAGTCTTTAATACCACTCGTGAAGAATACATTGCAGTATTAGAAACTGAAGTTGAGACACTTCGTAGATATTACTTCAAACCAGAGACAGAAGGTACTGGACATTTCAATACCGCAATCTCAGTCTTAGAAAAACGCATTGAGGAAATTCGCAATGGAACAGAGGCGTAATTTTTTAAAAGGTGCTGGTATCATTGGTGCATTTGCTGTAGGTGTTGCATCTTATAGACAAGTGAAAGAGGTGGCTAATGAGCATAAAGACATTAGTCATCTTGCACCACCAGAAGGTGCACCAACGATTCAGTTTACAGGTGCATATGGTGAGAAACCAAAGCCACAAAGCAATGGAAATTTCATTTTTGCTCCTATGAATCCTGAAACCACTCATAAGGTTTCTATGACTGTTGGTAAAGACAATCGCTTGTGGATGAAAATTGGAGATGAGTGGCACCGAGTTGCTATTGAATCTTAATATGACTTATTTTATTATGGAGAATTTGAATGTCAGAACATATGTTATGGGTGGAGAAGTATCGCCCTAAGACGGTTGAAGAGTGTATTCTTCCTGATAGGTTAAAACAACCATTTCAGGAATATGTTAATCAGAGTAGCATACCTAATCTTCTTTTGACTGGTGGTGCAGGTGTAGGTAAAACTACAATTGCAAGAGCCATGTGTGAAGAGATTGGTTGTGACTACATGATTATTAATGGCTCTGATGAGAATGGTGTTGACACTATTCGTTACAAAATCAGAAACTATGCATCATCAATGTCGATGGCAGGTGGTCGTAAAGTTGTCATCATCGATGAGGCTGATTATCTGACACCAAACGCACAAGCAATTTTGCGTAATGCAATTGAAGAGTATTCTTCTAATTGTTCATTCATCTTTACATGTAACTACAAAAACAAAATCATTGAGCCATTGCACTCTCGCTGTGCTGTGGTTGAATTTCTTTTAAAGAATGGTGAACGGGCTAAGATGGCTGGTGCTTTCTTTAAGAGAATTCAAAACATTCTTGGTGAGAGAGAACACATTGAATATGAAGACAAGGTGATTGTTGAAATCATCAAGAAACACTTTCCAGACTTTCGCCGTGTACTGAATGAACTACAGCGATATTCTAAATTTGGAAAGATTGATACAGGTCTTCTGGCTCAGATTCAAGATGTTTCAATTTCTGAAATCATCAAGTTTATGAAAGAGAAAGACTTCACATCAATTCGTAAATGGGTTGGTAGCAATGATATTGACCCAACAACTTTCTTTCGTAAAATTTATGACTCGCTTTATGATTCGATAAAACCACAAAGCATTCCTCGTGCCGTATTGATTCTTGCTGACTATCAATACAAGAATGCATTCGTTGCCGACACTGAAATTAATGTGGTGGCATGTCTAATTGAAATCATGGCAGATTGTGAGTTTGTATGAACAACGAACAGAAGATGGATTGGTTAGGTCGTATAGGTGAAAAGATTATTGTCAACTATCTCAGTAGACAAGGTCTTGTTGTTGAAGAATCAATCGACCCATATGATAGAGAAAAAGATTTGGTGTGTGATGGTAAGAAGATTGAAGTGAAGACTCAAGTTCCTTTTATCATGCAGAATGCTTTCACATTCAAACCCAATCAACTGAAGAAGTGTCGTGGTGTGGATGAGTTGTATTTTGTAGCGGTGCCTGCTCCTTCGCATTCATATAAGTGGGAGGGTTGGATTTTCAAAGTGAACCCGCAAGAGTTTTTGATTAGAAAATACAATACTAAAGATGGTCGTGAAATGCTTTTGGTTAACATCGTGCAAGATGCTGTTGTCCCAGTCGAGAGAGTCTCGGATGAGTACATGGATGAAATGCGTAAGTACACTATTTCAAAGTACTGACCATGACACCATTTGACTTTGTAAACCAAATTTTGCAAGGCAAACAACAATTAATTGTTGATGACCTTACAGAGAAAGAGTATGTTCCGTTTCTGACTAATCGGTCGCTTTCGTATCATAAAGATTGCATTTTGTTTGCTAATGAGATGAACTTGAGGCATTACATTGATGGCAAAATGCAAAATGATTTTTTACTAAATACCGTTAGGTCTCGCAAAAGACCTTTCACCAAGTGGGCTAAATCTGAAAAAAGTGAAGATATAGAATGCATCAAGATAATCTTCGGCTATTCAAATTCCAAAGCCCGTGAGGCACTTCGCCTTCTTAGTGATGAACAAATCCAAGAACTAAAAAGAAAAACGGATATTGGCGGAAAATGAATGATTTGAACAGCTTCATTGAAGTGACATTGAAAGAGCAAGATGATTTTTTAAAAGTAAGAGAAACACTAACCCGTATTGGGGTATCTTCACGCAAAGAAAAAGTCCTGTATCAATCTTGTCATATTCTACACAAACAGGGACAATATTATATTGTACACTTTAAAGAACTTTTTGCCTTAGATGGTAAAGAGGCTACTATTGATGATAATGATATTTCTCGTAGAAATGCTATCGCCAATTTGTTAGAAGAGTGGGGTCTCGTTAAGATTGTCAATCGACAAGTAATGACAGACAACATTGCACCTCTGCATCAGATAAAAATTATCTCATTCAAAGAGAAAGATGAATGGCAGTTGGTCACTAAATATAACATAGGTAAAAAGAAAACCGATTACTGATATGAGATTTTATTATGAAAAATGTGAAAGAAAAAATTGTGAAGTTAAAGAACAGATACTCTGGTGATATTGTCTATACAAGAAATATCAAAGAGACTGTATCGTCAGAGAACATAACATTTGTGAAGGTTTTCAAAGAAGAGAACCCTCAGAGAGAATTTCTAGTTAACCTGAATGCCTTCGAGGTTCAGGATAAATAGAAATGTGATGCCTTCGGGGTCACTAATTTTGTAACTCGCTTAAAAGGAGAAAACTATGACACGCTTAACAGCACTATATCCACAATTTGTTGGTTTCGACCACCTGTTCAA